CCGGTGTGCTGACGAGGGAGAGCATCGGCTTGCCGGAGTCGTTCTTTCGTCCACCACCATCGAGCATGACTGCCGGGCTGGCTGTACCGGTACACGGTCCTCCAGCGCGGCACGAGCACGAGGGAGCGCACGCGCAGAGGTATCCGGGCGGCATGGGCTTCGGGAGGTGGCAGCTCATCCGGGCGTCCCTCCTTCCGGTGCCAGCGCTTCGGGCGGTGGCTCCCAGCCCGCGCCCTCGCGCTTCTTGTAGTACCACTGCCGGAACAGAGCGAAGAGAGTCCCCTGCATCATGTTCTCCTCCTCCGTGACGAATTCCCCCTTCTCGACCTTGCCCAGCTCCGCGAGCAGGCACTCCGCGAGCGTCACGCTGCGGCTGGCGAGCGCGCTGGCGGGCGCGTCGACCATCTCGGGATTCGCGACGAGGCGGAGGAGGATGTCCTTGCTGAGCGTGCGCAGCGAGCTGAGGCGCTCCACGAATTCGGCAGCGCGCTTCACGGTCGCCTCGTCGGGCGGGGGCTTCTGCTTCGACATCTCGCGGTCAATGAAGTCGAGCAGCATCTCCGCTCGAACGCTCATGTAGTCGCCGGTATCGGCGCGCACTTCGAGACCCTTCATGTCTTCTTCTCCTTCTTGCGTGGTTTGGACTTCTTCTCCTTCACTTCAGGTACAGGCGGCAGCTTCTTCAGCTCCTTGAAGAACCCGCTGAACTTGCCGATGCCCTTCAGCTTGTTCGTCATCGCGTAGAACGCCCACTTTCCCATCGCGAGGATGCCGGCGCTGGGATGCAGGTTCAGCAGCTCCTTCCGCAGCCGCGGAGCGCAGCAGTCGACAGCTCGCTTCGCTTCGGAAGCTGACTTGGTTAACGGCAGGCAGAGCGCGCTGTTCGTCACCCAGATTTGGGAGCGTGGGAGCGCAACCTTGTTCGCTTCGCAGCCGGCTTCCCAGAGCCCCGCGAGGCGCGTGCCGGTCGCTCCGACGAACGGGCGGAGCTGCTTCACCTCGTTCTTGCCGGGGTCCTGCCCGAGCCAGCAAAGCATCGCTCGCTTCGGACCCTCGGGCGGTACGGGCGTCTGCATCTTCCTCGGGCAGAGGTCGCAGCGAGCCCCGTGCGCGCGCGGGTCGTAGCGCTTCACGGTTCAGCTCGACGCTTCAGCATCTCGTCCGCGACGAGGTACGCGTGCTTCGCCATGTCCTCCGGCGAGCGGTTGCCGCTGAAGCTGCTCGCGTTCAGCGCAGCGATGGCGAAGATGTCGCGAGCGCTGAGGTCGTCAACCACCATCGTCATGTTCACCGGTAGCTCGACGCGCTCGACTCGCGGACTCGGCTTCAGCTCCGCCAGCTCCTGAAGCGTCTTCGTTGCGCGAGCTGCTGCCTTGCTGCGACGCGCTTTCTTGCTGCTGAACTTCGCCATGTTCACTTCTCCCTGTTTCGCGCTGCGTGGTACTTCGCTCTGTAATACGCCCGCCGCTTCTCCAGCCACACGGGGTCCTTCTTCATCTTCGCGTAGAACTTCCGCGACTCGTTCCGGGCGCGCTCTCGGCGCTGCTCCTGAAGCTGCTCGTCCAGCGGGTCACCCTTCATGGCGACGCCGAGCGCTCGCGGACTATGGCGTCCAGGTACGGCACGCCACGTCCGCAGAGCCTCGACCAACAGCTCCCAGTTGCTCCCCCCGGTCATCCCGGGGGGCAGGTCATCTGGGTTTACGTCCATGCTGCTACTTCTTCGACTTCTTCTTGCTGCCCTTCTTGGCAGCCGCCTTGGCCTTCTCCGCGGCCTGCTTCGCTTTCGCCTTCTTCACGGCGGGCGAGTCCAGCTCGGAGCCCTTCTTGGACTTGGCCGGCTTCTCCTCCGGCTCCTCCTCGGTCTCCTCGGGCTCGGACTCCTCGGCTTCCTCCGCCTCGTCCGACTCCTCGGTCTCCTCGCTCTCGTCGTCGACTTCCTCCGCCTCCTCGTCCTCGTCCTCGGACTCCTCCTCGGCTTCTTCGTCTTCGGAAGCCTCCTCGGACTCCTCCTCGGACTCGTCCTCCGAGCCCTCGTCCTCGGACTCGTCGCCGCCCTCGTCATCGCTCTCCTCGCCCTCCGCCTCCTCCGTCTCCTCGTCCTCCGTCTCCTCGGCGTCGTCGCTGGAGGAGTCCAGCTCGGCGTCGGGCGGGAGCCACTTCGCGACCTTGTTCCGGTCTTCCCCGTTGTACGAGTCGCCCGCGAGGTACGCGCGCAGCTCGACCTCGTTGTCCTCGATGTACTGGAGCAGCTCGTCGACCGCCTTCATGTTGCGCATCACGGTCGGGTCGTTCGGCTTCTTCTTCGGGCCGCTCTCCAGCTTCAGCTTCTTCGGGTAGCCGGCGGCGTACGCGAGGAAGGCGATTTTCTGCAACGAGAAGCCCGGCGACAGGGAGGCGAATTCCACGACCTCCTTCTCGTTCCCGGTGATTTCGTCCTCCGTGTTCAGAATCTTGAACACGAGCATCCGGTTCGGGTAGCTCTTGGGGGACTTCTTCCGCCACCCCTTCGGCCCCGGCCTCCCCTTCGACTTCAGCGCGAGAGCGTACGCGCCATCATCGACGGGGAGTGACTGCGTGGGCTTCTGGCCCGGGTTGTACTCGATGACCTTCGCTTCACCTTTCGGCATGACTTGCTACCTTTCGTTTGGGTTGGACAGCGTGGGATGCGGTTTCGCATTCAACTGCGAGGGAGCTTCACCGCAAACCTCCCCTCGTACACTCCGCCTACTTCTTCTTGAGCGGCGGAGCCACCTTCGTGGTCTGAAGCTTCTTCTTGATGCCGCGCACCTCGGCAAGCATCTTCCCGAGGTTGGCAGGGTACGGCGACGGGAGTGCCCAGCGGCTCTTGCAAATCCAGTCGCCGGAGCGGTCGAGATGAAGGAGACCCTTCCACTTCTTCTCCAGCTTCCCGGTCTGCTCGTTCTTGACCGTGACCATCTTCGAAGTCATGCGCGCGATGATGTCGCACTGGCCGGGCATCCACTGCTTCGCCTTGCCCTGGAGGAACGGGCGACCTTCACCGCCGTCCTTCAGCGCTTGACCGCCCATCGTGTCCTCGTAGGTGGGTTGCGCCTCCCATGCGGTGAAGATGATGCTCTTGCCGTACTTCTTCACCGTGTCATTGCAGGTCATCTCCAGCGTGCGGAAGTTGGCGAGCACCTCCTGCCAGCCTTCGAACCCGAGCGCCTTCTCACCTTCGCCGTCGCTCAGGTAGTTCACGAGCTGGCCGCACATCACGGAGAGCCCGTCCACGGTGATGACCGTGACCGTCTTGTCCTGTCGGAGCTGCCGCACTGCGGAGGCGGCTTCCTCCACCGGGTTCTGCGAGTCGAGCAGCGCCACGCGAGCGTTCGGCGCGACCTGCGCGATGGAGTGCGCCTCGCCGGGCTCGGGAGTCACCCACGCAGCGCCCTCGCCTTTCCCCTCCGGCGTGAGCGTGAGCGCGAGTCGGGACTTCCCGACGCCGGTTTCACCGTAAACGAACGCGTAGATGACGCCCTTCAGCAGAGCGCCGGCTGTGGTCAGCTTCATGTTTGTTACCCCTGGGTAAACGGACAGCGACGTGGACGAGCAGCGGATGTCACCGCTCGGTTACTACTCGAAAGGCGACTTGAGGGAAACCTGGAGCGGGAAGAGGAGCTGACCACGACCCATCGCCCAGCGCAGGCGCTGGAGCAGCGCGGCGAGCGCCGGGTTGCTGAAGTCGATGCGGTCGGTGCCGCGCTCCTGCCCGACCAGCGGGCAGCCTTCGGTGTGCTCGGGGACGTTGCCCGCGTGGAACATGCACTGCTCGAAGCGCACCTTCTTGAGCGGTGACTCGATGACGTAGATGCCGTTCGGCTCCTTGCGCGTGAAGATGACCGGCAGCTCCTGCCCGAACTTCGGGCTGTGCCGAAACTCCACGCTGTACGTTCCGTTCGGGATGCAGCTCCGTCCCTTGTCCTTGACCTCGTCACCCAGGAACTTGTCCTCCAGCGTGTAGCACTGGAAGCCGCGGTTCCCTTCGTCCTTGGGGTTCAGGTACAGCTCTCCGATGGTGGACTTCTCGGACAGCCATCGCCGCCAGAGGTACAGCTTCAGCATGTCGTTCGTCATTGGCGCAGGTTCCTTCTACTTCACATCCAGGGTGGAACTTCCTTCCCGGGCTCCGGCTTCCACTTGATGACCGGAGTGCCGTCCTCGAATTCGTAGCCAAGCGCGCCGTCGCGTCCCTTCGTGCAGATGTCGCGGTAGCTGCACGGACCGTACGGGCGCGTGCAGTTCAGCCGGCGCTCCGGGCTCGCGTTCCAGTCGATGAGGGACGACTGCATCACCCAGGTCGTGAAGTCCTTGCGGAACCACGAGAGCGCGTGCTGCACAGCATCCACCGCGAGCACCGCACGCGGGTAGCAGCGAGCAGCATCCGTGTCCGTGGCCTTCTTCACCACGTCGTAGAGCAGCCCCTTCAGCGGGCCGAAGCGCTCGACCTCCTTCTTCGACCAAAGCGCCATGTAGAGCAGCGGCTGCCCGTGGAGCGCGTAGTTGTCCATGACCGCGTTCGCGGACTCGGAGGTGCTCTTGCACTCCCCGATGTAGATGTTGCCGCGCCAGCGCTCGACGGAGTCGAGCCGTGCGCCGCGCCACGCCCACTCCGGCGCTTCCTTGGTGAGCCCACGTGGCTCCAGCTCGTACTCCACCGCTAGCACCTCGGGCTTCGGGAGGAGCTTCCAGTGCTTCACGTACCCCTCGAAGGTCTTCTCTGCGATTCCGAGCGCACGCTGCGGCATCGGGCGGCGCGGGTACTTCGCGTCCCACGCGTCGCGGAACGCGCGAATCTGCTTCTTCCAGAGGTCGCCGCTGTACTTGTCGTTCAGCCACTGCGCGCGAGCTGCGTGCATGTAGAGCCCGACTGCGAAGTGCATCGGCACTTCTTCGCCGCGCAGCAGCATTCGGCGGACGCGTGCGAACTGGTACTCCTTCCAGCAGTGCGCAGCTCCGGGCTCGATGTTCGACCAGCCCTTCGCAGTGCTCTCCAGCTCCAGCTTGAGCAGTTTCCCTGGGGTCAGCTTCGTGGGCATGGGCATGAAGCTACCATCCTCTCCGCGCTCCGGCTTCGGCAGCCTCACGCTCTATCGTCTTGCGTCGTTTGGTCCCGCGGTCGCTTCGACCGCGGGCTTTCCACAGCATCCCGGGCCGCTCCACCAGTCGGTCGAGCAGGTTCTGAAGCACCTCAACGACCGCGTCCTGTTCCTCCGCGGTCAGTGAGCTGCCGTCGACCACTGCTCCACCTTCTTGGAGGAATGGGCGGGGGTTCTTAACCGCCCATTCCAGCCCGTTCTTCATCGCCAGCTCCACCGCGCTCGTCGCGAAGACGCTGATGCGTGCCTTGCGCTTTCGCTCAGCAAGTCGGAGAGCAAAGCTGCTCGCCGCTCGCTGAGCTTTCGCGTGGTGCATCGCGCGTACGTCGGCGGGTGTGAGCTGGCGAGCCATCAGATGATGCCGCTCGCCGCCAGCTTGTTCTCGACCTCGGCGGTGAGCACACGCGCCTGTTCGGCAGCGTCAGCGCGCTCCTTCTGGAGCAGCGCCTCCAGCTCCTTGATGCGCGTCTGCTGCTCGCCGCCCGCCTGCGTGTGGGCGGTAATCATGTCGCTGAACGACTGGCACTTCTCGAACAGCTCCTTGTTCTGCTCCGCGAGCATCAAGAACTTGGGCTTCAGCTCCGCCAGCTCGCGCTCCTTCTCGGAGGCGTAGCGTTCGGTCTCGCGCATGTCGTGCGCCATCTCCGCTCGCGCACGCCCCTGCTGAAACGCCCAATCCAACGCCTCGTTGATTCCGTGCAACCCCATGCTCCGCTCCATCGTGAGTGCTCCGTTCACTGCATCTGCGAGGCGCGTGTTCGCCATCAACCTGCGCCCCAGCCTCTCCCTCTTGTTCTCATCCGGTGCTGCCATGTTCATCACTCTTCTCCCTTCGCGCGTGCTGCTGCATACATCTTTTCGAGGACGTTCTCCACGTCCGTCTTCGTGAAGCTCAGCGCTTTGTTCAGGTCGACCTTCGCGCTTTCACTCGTCCCTGCCAGCGCCATCTGCTCCTTGAGCTTGTGCTTCATCAGGTCCACGAAATACTGGTCGCCGGTTCCCTTCGCGACGATGAAGCGCACGGTGATGGTGCCCGTGTTCCCCATGCGTGCAGCGCGGGCGAGCCCCTGTCGAATCTCGTCGGGACCAAACGGCAGTGCTGCGAACGTGACGCACTTCGCCCACTGAAGGTTCGCGCCTTCCTTCAGCGAGCCCAGCGTGGCGATGACCATCGGCAGTCGCTTCGCGACGCTCTCGCGGTGAACGTACTCCGCCACCTTCGCGAGTCGCTTGTCCGCGTTGGCGACCTCGCTGTGGATGAGCAGCGGCTGGCACTCCTTCGAACGCACCGCCTCCACCAGCTCAGAGGCGTGCTTCTTCGTGAGCGTGAACACGAGGCTCGGGATGCCGGCACCAACCTCGTTGCGCAGCAGGTCGATGGTCGCCTCCATCTTCGCATCCGCGAGAGCCTCCGCGTACCGCATCAGCGCGACGCCTTTGACGAGGAAGCTGCGGAGCGCTGCGTGCCCCTTGCGGACCTCCACCCAGGTGGTCTGCATCTTCGTCTCAAACGGGCGCTCGTTGTTCGGGATGTCGTCCCACGTGCGGCGGTACGCGAAGAACTTCATTCGCTCGCGCAGCTCCGCCTCGTTCGAGAGCTTCCCCGGCACCAGATAACCGAGGTCGTTCTCGGAGGCGCTGGCGTACCTGCGGATGAAGCTCTTGTAGTTGCCGAACGCGCCCGGCTGAATGAGGTTCAGTACCGGGTGCAGCTTCGCGGCGTTGTTCACCAGCAGGTCGCCGGTCAGCGCGATGCGGCCCGCGGCGAAGGTCGCAGCGGCGTGAACGGACTCCGTGCGCTCGGTCTTGTACCCGCGGAGGTTGTGCGCCTCGTCGAAGACGAGCAGGTAGCTCAGCCCCTGCTCCTGCATGAAGTCCATCGCGCGCTCAGCGTCGTGGTAGTAGGCGACCACCCACGGTGCAACGCTGCCGGCGTACGGGTCGCCGTACGTGCGGTGCTTGTCGCCCGGTCGCATCTCCAGCACCGGAGCCGGCGCGCGCCCTATGTCGAAGCTCTCCGTCCAGCGGCGAATCTCGCTCGTCCACTGCGGTCGGAGGAACGCAGGGCAGAGCACGAGCTTCGCGTGCTTGTGCCACTGAAAGGTGCAGGCAGCAGCGACAGCCTGCACGGTTTTCCCCAGCCCCATGTCGTCGTGACAGAGCGCGCCGTCTTCAGCAACCCGAGCGAGCTTGAACGCGCCGACCTGCTGGAACGGAGCGAGCTGCGACTTCGGGAACAGCGGCTCCTTCATCGCGGTGTTCGGTGGCGTGTAGCCCTCTGCGCCGAAAACCTTCGCGACCGTCCAGAGCGCGTGGTCTTGACCTTCCACCTCGCCGGTCTCGTGGTCGACACGCGCGCCCGGGATGTTTCCCACGCGCCCCTTCTCGCCGGGCGTGAGCGCACGCTTCATCGGGCGGAGAACCCCGTCCACGTACTTGAACAGCGGCGGGAATGGGCCGAAGCCCTTCGTGGCGGGCTTCATCAGTCGAGCCCGGTGTTCGGTGGTGCAGTGCGGAACAGCTTCGCGATGCGCTCGAACGTTTTCGCCATCTGCTCGCGACAGCTCTGCGACTTCGGGAGCCAGAACGCCACGCCGCTTCGGTCGTCGTCGAGAGGCGGATGGCGCAGCTTGCTGGAGGAGTGCGGCATCAGCATCGCAGCGTGGTACTCGATGCCGGTGTTGGACTTCTTGACGACGTGCTGCACTTCGCTCGTCAGCTCTTGGCTGTAAATGTTGACTCTCATTTCTTCTTCTCTCCCTGTTTGAACGGCAAGTACGGCTGTGCGACGTGAAACCTGTATCCGCTGCTCAGCTTGCCGGCACCGCACCAGCTCATGCTGCCGGTGTCCCAGCACATGCGGCGCTTGGTCGACTCCGGCATCTGCTTCGGGACGGGAATCGTGCTGCCGCCGCAGAGCTGGCACGGCTTACTCTTCGGCACGCGTGACCTCCACCAGCTTCCCGTCGTGGTCGTACGTCCCAAGGAACTGCCTTCCGCGCCAGCACTCGATGCGGTAGTGCTGCACGCCGATGCCGGTGTCTGCGTGGTCGTCCTTGATGCACCGCACCCCAGCCAGCAGCTCCATGAACGCGCCGCAGATGTGCAGCTCGGATTCCTCGGGCTCGACTAGCACGATGTACTTGGCCTTGGATGCGCTCACGGTTTCCTCCACGTCCACTGCCGCGCCGGGAAGTCCTTGTACTCGGACGTGTAGTAAAGCCCCCCGGTCGGAGACTTGTTCACGAGATGTCCCGCGTCCATCATGCCCCACAGCGCCGACGTGCCTCGGACACGGTTGAATGAAGCTCGGTCAGACGCTCGTCCACCACCAGACTCGCCGCCGCCCTTGTTCATGTGGTGGACCAGCAGGCAGCAGCTCCCCACCTCCAGAGCTGCGTCGCGCAGCGGGATGAACGGGCGAATCATTCGCGGGTCGTTCTCGTCCTGAGAGTGCGCGTTCACCAGTGGGTCGACCACCATCAGGATGGGCTTCAGCGTGAGCATCAGCTCCACCGGGTCGCACCCGCGCTGTGGCTCGTCAACCTGCCAGTAGTGGGCGGTCTTCGCCATTACCACGTGCGTCTCACGCGGCTTCAGCGGTCGCTTGAGGATGCGTTTCTCGTACATCACGCGCAGTCGCCCGGCTGACTGCTCATACGCGATGTAGAAGACGGTCCGCCGCTCCTTCGCGACCACGGCTTTCTTGCCGTACCGGAAGTTCGGCACTGGGTGCCCGTCACCCAGTGCCGCAGCCATGCACATCGCGAGCGTGGTCTTCAGCGTCTTCGCTTCACCGGCCAGCAGCACCATGCCGGGCAGCAGCAGGCCGGGGAGAATCCACCGCGGCGGGTCAGGGTTCACTCGCGCCAGAGGCACGAGCTTGCTCTGCCACCGCTCCCACGCTTCGAAGTGCTCGCTCACGCGGTCAGTCTTTCTTCGGGTTGCCGGTCTCGTCGAGCCCTTCGATGACGGGCTTGTCCGATTCCGCCTGCCGCAGAATGTCCTGCGCCGTGCGCCGCGCTTCCTCCGCGCTCACGCTGTCCGCTGCCACGTCGGGCGCGTAGCGGATGGTCGCCGCTTTCTTCTTCTCGGCGGGCGTCTTCGCCTGCGCGATGTGCAGCAGGCTCATCGTGATGGCGACCGCGAGCGCCTCTCCGTTGCGGTTGACGAACGCGACCTGCTCACCGGTCAGCCGGTCCTCCGGCAGCGTGCCCACCGTGCTGTCCTCGATGACCAGCATGGTGATGACGCCGTCCGACTTGCGGCTGAAAACCTTCGCCTTGGTCATCAGCCGAACCACTGTCTCTCGTACGTTGCTCATGTGCTTCTCCTGTTCCTGCGTGGGTTACAGCTCGATGTTCTCCAGCGCAGTGACGAGCGCATCGCGCTCCTCGTCCTCCTGCTGGTTCAGCGCTTCGAGAGCGTCATCGTCGACGAACTGGTAGTAGAGCTGCCGGAGCGTCATCCGATATCCGGCGTTCTGGTACTCCGCGACTACTCCGTTCGCGCGAGCGATGATTTCCAACGTCTCAGGCTTGAAGTTGATGTCTTGGAACTTCTGTCGTGCCACGGCGCAGACTCCTTGTTGGGGCTGTCAGCTCAACAGCCAATGAAGGGTGGCGATGATGACCACCCAGATTGCGACGGTTAACAGCGCATCTACCACGTGTTCTCGGAAGGTCACGACACGAACCGCTTCAGCGTCGCGCGCAGCATCGTGCGCGTGCGGCTGTACTTGCGGAGGTGATTCGGGCTCCGCTTGTAGTGGGCGCGGACGAACACCGGCTGGGCGGCGGAGGTCGGGAGCTTCAAGCGAACGCAGTCGCAGCTATAGGCGTGACCGTTGAACCCCAGCCCGAAGGGAGCGCGCTTCTTGGTCGTCATGGTGGCGTCTCCTCAGACCTTCTCGATGCTGAGGCTCTCGGACTTCTGGAGCCGCGCCTCGTCGATGACCTTGGCCGGGTCCGCCTTGGGCATCTTCTCCTTGATGATGGCGATGGTCATCTGCTCGTTGTACTCGTACGTGGTGACCGGGTTGCAGAGCTTGAGCCAGTCGACGCCGAGCTTCTCCGCGAGCTGCTTCACGTCCGCCATGCCGGGCGCGTTGCCCATCTTGTGGCGCTGCACTTCGCGCTCCGCCTTGTACGTCTCGCCGCCGTAGTCGAGCACCAGCTCCGTTAGCGGCTCCTTCACGCGCTGCCCGTCGCGCTCGACCTCGTGCTCGCGCATGTGCTCCTTCAGCGCGGTGTTCACCATCTTGCGCATGTCGTCGATGGGCTTCTTCCACAGCTTGTCGATGATGTAGTAGCCGGCCTGCATCATCGGGAGCGTGACGTGCTCGCCGCTCAGCAGCGAAGCGAAGTTCTCCATCGCCTTGATGACCGCGTCGCTCGCGGCCTGCATCTGCTGCGCGCGAGTGAGCTTCCGCTCGGGCTCCTGCTTCGTGAGCGCCGAGCCGACGTAGTTGGTCGGCTTCTGACCTGCGGCGCGGGCGGTGACAGTCTTGGACGGCTTCTCGTTCTTGGGGTTGCTCATCTGCTGGTCTCCTGACCACGTTTGCCGGTTGGCACCATGCCCACCGGGTGCTGCTGAAAGATGCGCCCGGGTTCACGCCTTACCGGGCATGGCGCTAGTACGGGGTTCGAGCCTGCTTTCGCAGCTACCGGTCATTGCCGGCCACCCGCCTTGTAGACCTTCAATCCTCTGCGGCGCTCACGCGCCCTTCCTTCCGCCTCGCCACGCCGTCCATCCGATTGCACGGACGGCACGCAGGGCGGAGCTTCACTCCCCGCTTGTACTCCTCCACGTAGCGGTCGACGCGGGCGTCATACCGGAACTGCTTCGCGCGCCAGCGCTTGCCGCGTTCGTGGTCGACCTCCAGCTCAGAAAGGCGGTGCGTCTTCCCGCAGATTGCGCAGTGCGGCTTCGCCGTCTTCGACTTCTTCGCCTTGAACCGGTCGAGACAGAGCTGCCGAATCAGCTCCCGGTGCAGCTTCTTCGCGCGGCGCATCCGGCGCTGCCGGTACTCCCTGCGCTGCTCCGGCGTCGTTCGCTCGCTGTACGGTTTCTGCTCTCGCGTCATCGGTGTGCTCACTCTGCCTGTTCGTCCACCACCCGTCAAGGGGCGAATCGCCACCCGTCGTCATCGCAGCACCCGAAGTCGATGCACGCGTTGTCGGAGCTGCGACGTTCACAGCAGCGCGGGTACTCGCACGCCCAGCTCAGCGTGCCCGCGTCGAGTGCGGCGGAGCTGTTCGCCCCGCCACACGCCACCACCAGCATCAGGACGAGCGCGCGCATCACTTCAGCTCCTGCACGCCGTCGAAGTTGATGTTCACCACGCCGTGTTCGGTCATCTCCACGAGCGTACGGAGCTTGACCTTTGTCTGCACGAACAGCTCGACTTCCTCGCCCATGAAGCGCTCAATCCAGAGGCGCAGCACGACCTGCCCTTCACCGTCTCGCAGCTCCACGGAACGCGGCAGCTCCTTGAGGTTCAGCGCACGCAGCTCTGCGCTCAGCCCCTCGATACGTGCGGCGTGGTCACGCTGCGCTGCGGCACAGCGCTCAGCCGCTGCGGCGTCAGCCTTGGCGCGAGCGCGCGCCTTTTTTGCGTAGCGCTGCACCAGCTCCTGCACTCCCTCCTCTGCGGTCTTGCCGTTGTAGTTGAACCAGACGTGCTCACCGTACCCGTAAGCGCGCTTCTCCCACTTCAGGTCTAGCTCAGTGCGCCACTGGAATTCACCGTAAACGCGACGACCCTGCTGGACGATTCGGTATCGCTGGGGAATCGTGACGTTCATCGTGCGGCACGTCGCCTCGAACATCTCTCGCAGGTTCGGAATCTTCGGGGTGCTCATTAGGGCTTCTCCTTCCTCGGGTGTTCTCCACGGCTGATGCTCAGCAGCGCATCAACCCAGCTCGTGTCACCGGGCATGGTCTGCCACACCCGGGACACCTCCTCGTCTTCTTCGCGCGACACGACGCCCACGAAGTCGCCAGCGCTGGAGCGGTTCTCCCAGATTTTGCGAGCACGCTGCGGCGTCAGCCACGTCGGCTCGAATTTCTTCTCGCCCCTCGCGTTGCAGCACAGCTCATCATGCTTTCCGGTGCGGTCGAACGAGTCGCACGCCTTGCCTAGCCAGTTGTTGCAGTTGCGGCGCATGGCTTAGCTCTCCTCCCCGTCGTACATCACGGTGTACTCCAGCACGTCGCACGCGGGGTGACCCCAGAGGTCGCACGTGTGGCTGAAGTAGCTCTCCCCGTCGCAGCTCACGATGCGCCCGGGAGCCACGTAGTCCTCTGCCGCCTTCAGCCACTTCATGTCGTCGTCTTCCAAGCCGCTCACGTCTCCGTTGATGAGGGCGCTGGCGAGGTAAGCGGGCAGGGTTACCGTCTCCGTGCGCCACTTGCGGTTCGGTTCCTTGAAGCCGTACCGCTCGCACAGCGCGTCGTAAATCTCCCGCCCGTTTTCGGTGAGCGTCTCCGTGCTGAGGTTCGGGCGGGGCTTGAAGCCCAACCGCGAGAGCTGCACGGAAGTCGCTTCGCGCCGTCGAGCGTTGCTCGGACGCTCGCGTACCCACCCGCCACTGTTCCAATCCCATTCGAGGCAGGCATACGCTTCGCAGATGTCGAACCGGTCGAAGGTAGGCATGGGTCAGCTCTCCACCGTGAAAGCCGCGCGCGGCGAGGTGCTGCCATCCGCTCCGCGCGGAACGCAGACGTACACGTATGCTTCGGAGTTGCTTCGCGGGAGCGAGCCCTCGAAGAAAGCCCCGCGCCAACCGAGTTTGCGCGCCAGCGCCAGCGCTACGAGCCGCGCGTTTGCGGACGGCTCGACCGCGTAGTCCTGCGCGAGCGTGACGCTCCCCGCGTCGCACTTCGCACGCCAGCGGGAGCCGCGGGTGTTCGTCGGCGGGATGTACTTCACGGTAATTGCTTGCATGTGTCTATCTCCGTTCAGCGCTGGACAACATGCCCAACGTGGCAGTGCAGCTCTTAGCTGTTCGTCCACCACCATGTCAAGATGCGAGCGCGCTCGCACCCTCACAAAGTGCGCGGCGAATCGCCCAGCCGCGCCGTGGGTTCGGAGAGAAAGGTCAGTCGAAGTCAGGGTCACTGCTGACGGGCTTGCCGAAGCGGTTCAACCCGTAGAGAAAGAACCCCGGGTTGAGAGAGTCGCTGCTGGTCTCCGCCCAGCGCGCCTCACCCGAGATGAACCCCGCGACCACGGCTTGCTTGACGGCGTGATAGTCACCCTCGAACACTTCCGGTGAAGTCCACACGCTGCCGTCTTTCTGGCGCTGCTTGAGCACGTACCGGTAGGCGTTCACAGCGTGAAGCTCCCGTGAACGAGGCGGCGCTTCGCCACGTGGCTGGCGATATTCACCGCCATCAGCGAGTCAGCCGCTTCCACTGCGGCGAAGTCGATGCGGTCGCCGTCGACCGCGTGTGAGCCCCGCTTGCCGTGTTCCTCCGCCGCCTGCCGCGCGAGGTCGAGCGCGCTCTGGAGCGTCAGCTCCGCAGGGTACAGCGGCATGACGTGCTGATGCCCGTCGCGGTACGTCACCACCACAAAAACCTGATTCGTCATTCGTCTCTCCGATGCCGCACCGCTGGTCACCATGACCAGCGGGCAGGGCGAAGCGGCGAGGTAGCTCGCCGCTCACCCTGCTGTCAGCTCACTTCGGCCAGCCGTTCATCAGGACTTCACCGGACATGCGCTGAATACGGAGCGTGTCTTCCCAGCTCCGTTTCTCGCGCGTGTCCGCCGCCACGATGGCGAGCGCTGCGGCGAAGTGCGCGGCGCTCCCGTGCGGCAGCGAGCGGAGGCGAGCGTCATCCGCGATGACCGCGGCGAGCGCCTTGACCAGCTCCGGTTCATCGCCCGCGGGAACGCCCGCTTCCTGGAGCGCGTCAGCGAGCACGCGCACCGCGAAGTCATCGGCCACAGTCGCCTTGCACAGAGGGACGAGCGCCGCGAACACCTCGCCGCGTGCTTTCTCCCACCGCTCAGCGAGCACGCGCGAGCCAGCGAGCGCGACCTCGATGTCTGCCGCGATGCGTTGCTGCGCAATCTCGCCGCGCCGTTCCTCGCTGATGCGGTTGCCGCTGCTGGAGCTGTAGCGCGGCAGCGTGTGACGGCGGCGAGTGGTCGCACTGTTCTCGGCGGCGAGACGCACGATGCGCTCGTACCGCTCGCCGCTGGGCATGACCACGGTCGCGTCGAGCACAGCGAGGCGGAGCGCCGCGGAGAATGAAAGCGAGGCGCATCCCGTTTCGCTGTTCTGGAGGTAGAACGAGAGCGCAACGTCAGCGTTGCCCGCGTCCAAGTCGAAGCTGCCGTGAGTCACATCCCAGCCGCGAGACACGCGAGCGCGGACCGGTGTCTCGTCAAGCTCTGAAATCACTTTGAGCACAGCAGCGTCATCGAAGTGTTTCAGCGAGTGGCGACCGCTGACGACCGCGCGGATGGCGGGGTTCATGCTGCCGTTTGGAGTGCGAGCGCGGAACATGCGGAGGATTCCTTCCTCAGTGCGCGGGCGCTGCGAGGTGCGGACCACGTCCGCCCAGCCATGATGACGCGTGAGCGGTGAGAGCCAACGCAGGGCGTTGGCGACACCCGCGGGAGCGCCCTGCGCACGCATCAGCGAGACGAGTTGAGACCACGCATGCGGCGTGTAGCAGGCTCCGCCCTGCCCACGGACCAATGCGCCATCGCGGTGGTCGACGCTGAGAGAGTGCAGCGAGCTGATGGGCACGTCGCGGAGCTGCTGTTCCTCGATGCGCTCCGACCACTGCCGCATGACCTCGCTGAAGTCCCCAGCGGGGACGTAGACGGCGGGGCCTTCATGCGTCAGAGCGGCGTCGAATTCGAACGGCTGACGAGTGAGAGCCGCTGCCACAGCGGCGGGCGGCGGGGGAACGGCGCGAAGTGCGGCAGTCATTTCCAGGTCTCTCCGATGCGCAAGGCTCCGCTGGGCACCGTGCCCAGCGCGCTTGCTGCCGCAGCGCTAGTGCAGAACAAATACCAGCGCCACATGACACACGCAAGTGCGCAGACGTGTTCGGAGTGCGAGTGAAAACTGCAAAACATGATGACATAGCTTCCCGTGCCAAGGTGCGAGCATGCATGCTCCACATGGTGCATGCGCGCTGCAGTGCTACCAGGGCGCATGGTCGAGTGTCCGAGCGTGCATGACGGGCGCTGACGTACGAGCGCCGGGCACCCGCTGCCGCCGCTCCCGCGGCGTGAGCAGCGGCGCACCCGTGCCGCACCGCTCACGGCGGAGCTTCGCCCGCGGAGCGGGCGGTGAGCACCCGACACCCCTCCCGCGCCGCGCACCCCACGCCCTGGGCGGTAGCCCCGGGGCGCGGGGGCGGGAACGCGAGCCTTCACTCCGCGCGTGCGCGCGTGAACGCGCACGCGATGACCCCCGCCCCCTGCGAGCCCCCCACCGGGGGGCTGGCCGGGGGCCGTATAGGTCCGCACCTTGGTTGACCCCTCAATGCTCCATATCCTATACACACCACACACCACCAACATCACAACACCCTAGCCCCCCTAGAGGGGGCTAGGGTTGGAGCCACAGGGAGGAAAGATGAGTGAGAGAGAACAGAAGGGCTACAGCGTGTTCGGACACCCGGGCACTCGGTTCAAGGTCAAGAAGATGTCGGACGGGAAGTGGGGCTGGGAGGTCTACGCGTGGAAGAAGGTTCTCGTGGACGGGACCGAGGACACGAAGGAGGCAGCGGAGAAGGCGATGATTCGCGCCGCGGGGAAGGTGCTGCTGAAGACCGCGAAGCAGGGCGCTGACCGCTCGAACCTCTACAACAAGCTGAAGGGGTTCTGCCGGAAACGCCCGTGGCTGAGCATCTTCGTGTTCGACGCCATCGTGAACGACATGGACCTGAGCACCATCATGGAGGCGGCGGCTGAGGAGGAAGAAGCTCGGCACGCCGCTGCGGTGGAGAAGCTCGGCATTGAGCCGCTGGACCTTCACCCGCTGGCGAAGCCGGCGAAGAAGGTCGCGGAAGCCATCTGGGAGACCGTCGAGAAGCTGGGCTGGGACCGGCAGCGCGTCGACCGCTTCGCGCGTGACTACCTCGGAACGGCGTACAGCAACCCGGAAGCAGCACGCCCCATCGAGGTGGATGCAGGAAAGAAGAAAAAGCGCGAAGCTGAAGGCGAGGAGTAAACGATGGGACGTGCACAGGGCACGAAGCACAACTCGGCGTTGGCGGTGTGGCTGAACCGCGTTGGGATGACGAGCCGCGAGTTTCAGCGGCGGCTCGGAGACAAGAGCATGAGCCGCCTCTCGCGGTGGCTGTCCGGGGAGGAATTCCCGGGGCTGCCGATGGCGTACGAAATCGAGCGCATCACGGAGGGCGGCGTCCCGATGGAAGCGTGGCTCGCGAGCAAGGGAGCACGCGCCATCCTGAAGACGATGCGCGACAAACAGCCCGAGGAATTCCGCCCGGCGAAGGACGACCTAGAAGACGCGGAGGAGTAATGCACTGCTCGTTCTGTAGTGACCTGCGGCTTGTGACGAAGGTCGAGTACGAGCCACAGCTCCCTGACCTCTTCGTGCCGACGCACATCACGCCACAGACCTTCAAGATTCGCACGGTGAAGATTCCGTGTCCGGTCTGCGCGTGCGCTTTCGCGCACCGCCCGAAGCCGCTGTTCCCGATGAGAGCTGCACGAGGAGTGAACTGATGGCGCTGCGCGAAGGAGCTGAACGGTTCTTGAAGTGCCCGCGGAGGCACCCGCTGCCGCACCGTGTGCAAGGACGCGGGCGCTGCACGCCAGACGAGTGCTGCGAGAAGCGCGGCGGAGCCCACTCCGCGGTGAGGGAAGCGAACAAGCTGGGGCCAGACGGTGGGAAGAAGACACCCGAGGCAGTCGCGTACGCGGAGGAGACGGAGCGGCTGCTGGACGCTCGCGGGCGCATGGCTGCATGGGACGACGTTCACCCGCTCCCGAAGCCGGCGACCGCGCCTGTCTTCAAACAGGGCGATTCGGTGTTCAAGTACCTGCGCGAGCGCACCGCACAGGCAGCGCCGCTGGCGCTGGAGCGCATCATCCGCAAGGCGCTGCTGGTGCCGGGACCGGCTGGCGACGCGGCAGCGGACAACATCCTGGACCGCATGGGCTTCACGCGGCGGGGAGACGCGCCAGTCGAAATCAACGGTCCGGTGAGCATCATCAACCTGGACCCGAGCCGCATTCCGCTGCTGGCACAGAAGACGCAGGTGAAGCAGATTCAAGGTGAAGTTCTCACGCGCCGTACACAGGGAGACGTGCATGGAACTGGAGAAGAGGTTTCTGGTGAAGAGGAAGGGGGAGATGGTTTGGCTGCCGGCGAAGGAGCTGACGGAGCCGGAGCTGGTGAAGGAGTACGAGAAGCTGAACCGGAGGAGGAAGGGCGGAGTGAATGACGTGAAGTTTCTCGTCGCTGAACGAGAGCTGGAGCGTCGCGCTGCGAACAGCATGGAGGTGGGGCTGTGCTGAAAATGGTGAAAATGCTGACGGATGAACAGCTCAACCCGATGCGAAGGGGAGCCCCGCTGCTCGCTGAAGCGTATCGTGCGCTGCGGAATCAGGTGCAAGAGGTGATTGCGCCGATGCTGGCGGCGAGCACGGAGAGCCTGAAGCTCGCGCGTGAAGCATTGCAGAAGGAGCAGGCGCGCGTGAAGGAGCTGGAGTTACAGCTCGACGAAGCCAAAGCCGGATGGAAGGATGCAAGCGAAGCTCGTGACGCGGCGTGGGCAGAGATTGAGGGATTGAAAGAACGCCTGTAGTCTGCCGCTTCATGCGGCTGTCCCGAATCGAGAAGATGCGGCTGGAGTCTCAGCCGGTGCTCACTGCGCAGCAGCTCAGCTCCTTGGAGGAGCTGGCTGCGCAGATGATGGGTGGACCCCTCCACAAGACGCAGAGCGAGTACATCTTCTATGACGACAAGGTGAGCTGGCTGACCGGGCCTATCGGCACCGGCAAGACCGCCGCCGCAGTCGCGCGGATGACGATTCCCGCGCTGTGCTTGCCCGGCAGCTCGTGGTTCGTCGGGCGCGCGGTGAAGTGGACGCTCGAAGAGACGACCCTGAAGGAGTACCTCTCCATCTGGTCTAGGTTGGGTCCGGGGCTCATCGTCGACAAGCAAGAGAGCCCCATCATCAAGTATTGGCTCGCGCCGGCTGTGCCCTCACCGGACGACGGCAAGGCTGAGCCGGTTGAATTCATCTTCCACAGCATTGACGACCTGGAGAAGCTCGGCGGCACGGCGTTCACCGGAGTGGAGGTGGACGAAGCGAACGAGATTACCCAGCAGCAGGCTGCGACGCTGGACGCGCGTCTCCGCAAGCGCCTGCGGTGGCAAAAGCAGCCGGTCGGACCCTTCTACCTGAACTTCGTGAGCAACCCGGTGCGCCGCTCGCATTGGCTGCACAAGATGTTCTGCGGCGAGGAAGACTGTGACCCGGTGCCCTGGGGACGGAAGTTCCTCGCGGACAAGAAGGAGAACGAGGCGAACCTCCCGCCCGGCTACTACGAGGACCGCGCCAAGGGCATGACACCGGAGATGAAGCTGCGCTTCATCGAGGGGCAGTGCGGCCCGGACCCGGCAGGCGAGGGTGTGTTCGTGCAGGAATGGGATAACAACCTGCACGTACGCGACGGGCTCGCGAAGAACTACACGCGTGGCTTGGGAGGCATTCGCGGGTGGGACTTCGGGCGGCGGCGTCCCGCGTGCGTTATCGCGCAGAAGCAGCGCAATGGGCAGGTGTGGCGTCTGGCGGCGCAGATGGGCAACAACGAATCGCTGGAGAACTTCGGGCGCAAGATTCTGGCGCGGTGTGGAGAGCAGTTCCCGGGCATCACGTCTTGGACGGACTTCTGCGACCCTCACGGCGACGCGAAGCGAGACGTGTCCGAGCAGACCAGCCTCGACGTGCTGCGCAGCTTGGGTGTCAATCCGCGCTCGCGGCACCACAGCATCGCGACGCGGTTGGAGCTGATGAGCAAGGGGCTGACGACTCTCGTCGACAAGAAGCCGCGCAGTCTCTACGACCGTACGAACTGCGGTCTTTTGATTGAAGGTTACGGCGGTGGTTACTGCTGGCCCCCGGCGAGCCCTACGACCGGTGCAATCAAGGACAAACCGCTCGCAGATGGGTGGTATGAACACCCGATGGACGCTGACGGATACATTGAAGTTGGGCTTGCAGGACCGCTCGTGGATACTTCGAAGTTTCCGACGAAGCTGCACAAAGTGCGGAACCCGTACACGGGCCGCTGAGAAGTTGCACGTCGGCTCGACTCCACATAGCGTCAAGTCAACTCTTTTCGGAGGTGGTTCACATGGGTGTCACTGCAATCGCGAACGCGTTTCAGGACCAAGCGCAGCGCGACATTCTCAACCTGCTGTTCGACGAGCTGACCGCGGTGCGCAAGATGCTGGGTGCGGCCACGGGTGGCACTGGCGCTGGCGCGCTCGTCGGGTCCGAGACGTACGACACGGCGAACCTCGTGGACGGGGCGGGTGCTACGTCGACCGGCGCGACTGTGACCGGCGCGGCGCTGGGTGACCTCGTGCTCGGCTCGATGAGCGTGGACGAGGCGGGCATCACCGTCACGCACTACGTGAGCGCTGCCGACACGTGCAAGACGCGCATCCAGAACGAGAGCGGCGGTGCGGTGGACCTCGCGTCCGCGACCATTCGCTACCTCGTCATCCCGTCGCGCGCCGTCGCGCAGGCGCTGGCGGCGATGCTGCTGACGAAGACGTAAGCGCTGAGCGATTCCCCCCTTCGCTCCGCAGCTTGAAGCCCCCGCGCGAACGGACAGCCGCGCGGGGGCTTCGCTTTTTGAGGTACGGTGCTGGGTATGGCCTACGGCGACCAGCAGAAGGCGGTGAAGAACTACGCTGAGAGCGAAGAAGTTCGCGCTCGCGTGAAGAAGGAAATCATCCCGCTCATGGATGAGTGCCGGCAAAGCCGCTCACAGTTGAACTTTGACTGGGCGCGCTACCACAAGGCATGGAGCAAGGAGCACGAGTTTCAAGCCTACCAGGGCAAGTCCAACATCTACATACCGGCGACGAAGAAGGTCGTGGAGACGCTGGTCGCGCAGACCGTCGCAGCAACCTTCCCCGGCGACGAATTCTTTGCCGTGGAGCCCGAGCGCGACGAATACGGCGCGATGGCCGCTGACGTTCAGGTGCTGGAGCAGAACCGCGCTGAGGACGCGAAGATTCGCCAGCACGCCGAGGCGTACTACCGGCAGCTCTTTATGAAGGGGAATTCCCCCGCGCGCATTCACTGGAAGTCGAAGAACTACTCGACCGTGAAGCGGAAGAAGGCGGTGGAGAAGGAAGACGAGCTGTACGGCTTGCTGAAGAAGCCGGAGCTGGCGGTGGGCTACGAGGGTCCGTGCTTCACGCCCATCCCGGTGGAGAACTTCTATGCGTGGCCGGCGACGGCGAACAGCTTGGAGGACGCTGACGGCGTCTTCGAGGACTTCACGAGCACGAAGCGCGACCTGATGCGGAAGGCGGCGCAGGGCGTGTACGTGAAGTCAGAGTGTGAAGCCGCTGGCTCCGCGGTGAACCCTGAGAAGGAGATGGCGGACCAAGCTCGCCTCGCGTCGCAGGGCATCAGCCCGCCGCAGGCGGAGCAGACCACGGTCAAGTACGTGGATTGCTCGCACGTCTTCTGCGAATTCGACCCGGATGCGAAGGAAGAGGAGGCGGAGAAAAACCCGCGCCCCTTCTGCATCACAGTGACGAAGGATGGGAAGGTTCTGCGCGTGGTGGAAGCGCACTACACGAGCCCGGGCGCGTGTCACCCGTACGTGCTCGGACGACTCGGGCAAATCGTCGGGCGGCTCTGGGGCAGCGGCACGGTCGAGGACATCTATCCTCTTCAGCTCCTGCTGAACGACCAAGTGAATCAGGCGATGGACATCGCGACTTGGGTTCTGAACCCGGGCATCGTGAGCAACCCGAACGTGCTGATGACCGCGGTGACCGAATTCGAGCCCGGCTTCCAGGTGCTCGCGACGGACATCAACAACGCGTTGAAGGAGTTTCGCCCGCCGCAGGAGATGATTCAGAGCAGCGCCGTGCTGATGACGCAGACGCAGAGCTGGCTGAACGACTTCGGCATGGCTCCTCCGGTGCTGCAAGGTGGAAGCGCTCCGGGCCGCGCGTTCCGCACGGCGACCGGCATCGGCACTGCGCAGAAGAACGCGGAGACGCCGCTCCAGCAAATCGTGCGGTCGCAGGAGACCGACACGTGGCAGCCGACGATGAAGCGCTTCTGGGGTCTCGACCAAGTCTTCGCGAAGGACCCGGTGGTCATCTCCGCAGGGGGTCCGTTCGCGCTGGCGGCGAAGAAGACCATCAATCCGATGTCGCTGTACGGCGACTATCGCTTCCGATGGAACGCCTCCACGCAGTTGATGAACGTGCAGGTTCGCGGGCAGCAAATCATGCAGGCGTTGCAGGTGCTGGGGAATCCGCAGACGATGCAGGCGCTGATGCAGTTCGGCGTGCGTGTGAACCTGATGCCGCTGATTCAGCGGCTGCTCCGCGACGTGTTCGGCTTCCGCGACACGGACAAGATTCTCGTGCAGAGTCCGCAGCAGCCGCCGATGCCGGGCATGCCTCCGCCGCAGCCCGGCGCGGAGCCGCAGCAGCCGGTGCAGGACCCCGGCAGCTTGAACGGCGCGCAGCCGGGTCTAGACCCGAGCGGTGCGTTCGGAGCTGTGCGGCAGGAGGCGAATCTCCTCGCTGCCGGCGAGGGCGAGAACAACCTGCCCGGCGAGGAAGAGGAGCCCGACCCGTTCCTCAGTTGACCACGGGAGTAGTGGTGGGCGAAGCTGCGCCGCATGACAGGGAAAATCGAAGGGCTTCCAGACGACTTGCTGACTGCTCCCCCCGACAAGCGGCAGACGTCGCTTGAAGCGGCGATTGAGCAGGTGGACAAGGTTGACTTCTCCACGAAGGAGAAGCGCGCCGAGCTGAAGCGCCACATCACCACGCTGCGCGACTCCGTGGTTTGGAGCGTGTTCCGCGCGCAGCTCATCGAAGCGGAAGCTCAAATCGAAGCGTTCATCCGAGACAGTTCGAGCCCCAACGAGCTGCTGAAGTGGAGCGGCGAGCTGAAGATGGCGCGGAAGATGAGAGAATGGCCGGAGCTGACGTTGAAGCGAATCGCCATGATGGACGCGCAGGAAGAGAAGAAAACCAACAAGGAGAAGACCGATGCCGAACGAAAATAACCAGAACCCGCCCGGAGTCTCGGACCTGCCGACTGGGCAGCAGCCCCCCGCTCAGCAGCCGCCCGCGGGTGGCGACCTCGCCGCTCGCCTCGCTGCGATGGAGCAGCGGGAGAAGGAGTGGCAGGCGAAGGAAGGCCAGTACATCGAGGCGCTGAACAAGCTCGCGGAGCGCGTGCAGGCGACCGACAACGACGGCGGGCGGAACCAGCGCGAGGAAGCGCCGCCCGACTTCGACCCGGAGACGAACGCCATCCTCGAACGGCGCGTGAGCGAGCGGCTGACGCCGCTGGAGGAGCGCCTCGCGGCGCAGCACGACCAGCTCGACCAGATGCTGTTCATGCAGCAGGCGGCGGCTGCCGGCGTTTCGCCCCAGGAGGTCGCGGAGGCGGAGTCGCAGTTCCAAGCGTGGCAGGCCAGCGGCCTGCGCACGGTCGTGGTCGACCCGCGGACGAAGCGGCGCGTCGAGAAGGTTCCGACGCGTGCTGAAGCGCTGAAGTTCGTGCTCGGCGGAGGAGTCTTCGGTGCGCGCATGAAGGAAGCGCCGCAGAAGCAGGTGCAGGCGCTCCGGCAGCAGCTCCTCGGCACCGCCGCGTTCGAGAACCCCGCCGCGGGGTATCGCCCGCCCAACACCGGGCTCAACTTCGAGGAAGTCGAGCAGAAGCCGCTGGACGAGCGCATCAAGCTGCGCGAGGCGGCTCTCGACAAGACCGGTTTCTGAAGTTCGGCGGTCAAACCCAGCAACGCTGGCTAGAACTGAGACCGAGCGAAGGGCGGCGAGATTAGACACCTCGCCGCCCTTCGTGTTTCTGGCGCACGCTGACGCGGGAAAGAGCCGCACCGACCTTTACACGCGTCAGAGGAGCTGCTTAGGCTTCTCCGCAACTCTTTCCCCCGGAGCATCGCGCCATGCCGAATCTCTCTACTGTCTTCACGAACGACCAGAACCGCTGGGTGGGCGACAAGCTCATCAGCCGCTCGATGCTCATCCACAAGTTCCCTCAGCTCTGCGAGGACGTGGAGCTGGAGGACGGCAACGGGAAGACGGCGAACTTCATCCTGTACAACCGGACGGACATCCCCCAGACGCCGCTCTCGGAAGGCGTGACGCCGGTCGAGACTCCGATGACCATCAGCACGGTCTCCGTGACGATGGACCAGTGGGGTCTCTACATCACGCTCACCGACGTGGGTCTGTTCACCACGAAGCACCCGCTGCTGAACGCCGCCATCGAGCTGCTGGCCGACGCCATCGCGCGCGTGCAGGACTACACGATTGCCGACGTGTTCAACTTCGGCAGCACGAACAAGCAGTTCTGGGACGGCACTCGCGCCGACCGTTCCGCCATCACGGCGACCGACGTGTTCAAGAAGGAGGTCTTCCTGAAGGCGGCGGTGACGCTCCGCAACAGCGGTGCGGGCGAGCGGAACGGCGACTTCTTCATCGCCGTGTGCGACCCGAACGTCGAAGCCGACATCGTGAACGAGACGAACGGCTCCTCGTTCACCGGGTACTCGCTGCTCCAATCGCACAGCGGCAAGGTCGAGAAGGTCGAGAAGGGCACCGCGGGTGCGTGGCTCGGCTTCCAAATCATCCGCACGAACTTCATCCCGGTGTTCACGCGCATCACCACCGTGACCTCCGCGAACTTCGTCGGCGGCACGGGCGGCGCGCTCGCCTCCAGCACGAACCACTTCATCAAGGTCGTGCGCCGCTCGAAGCAGCGCGGCTTCGGGGAGGGCATGACGGTCGAAATCACGAAGGCGACCGGCGCGGGCGAGACGCGGCTGACGTTCACCGCGCCCTCGACCTCGGGCTTCTCCTACGACGTGTACATCGGCACGACGACCGGTGACTCGAACCTGCGCCTGTACGTGCAGGGCGTCGACCCGAGCGGCGTCGTGAACATCGACTCCGTGCCGACCAGCGGCGACGTGGCTCCGACGACGCCCGCCTCGGGCGTCTCCGTCCACCCCATCTACATGATGGGCAAGGAGGCGGCGAACTGGGTGAAGGCGAGTCCGCTGACGCAGAAGGGTCTCGTCACGCAGCCCAGCCCGAGCGACTCCGACCCGCTCGTTCAGCGCCGCAAGGTGGGCTCGAAGTACATGGCGAAGGCGGGCATTCGCCGGCAGGCCGCGCTGCTCATCGTGGAGCTGGCGTCGAACTTCAACTGAACATAGAGCACTCACCACCCTGTTGAGTGCGCGTGGGCGAACGCCCGGCATCGAAAGGTGCCGGGCGTTCGTTTTTTGGGTAGCGTGGCCGCTCACTCACGCAGCGCTTCACAGGAGGAAGCACATGGGCATGTTTGGAGAGAAGAACAAGAAGTCTGGCGACTCGGCACGGCAGGATGAGGAGAAGGCGCGCGCGCAGGACCAGCGCGCTGGTGACGAGGCGGCGGTGGACAAGAACGCGCAGCTCCCCGCGCTGGTGGAGGGGGCGGTCGACCGCGCGAAGGAGGCGGGCGCGAGCGAGGAGCGCGTGAAGTTCCTCGAAGCGCAGCTCGAAAAGCTGACGCGGGTGGTGGAGAGCCTCCAGAACCAGCGGGAGACGGACGGCAAGCTCAACAAGGGCGTGCGCCCCGAAGACCTGCTCCCGAAGTACGTGCAGTGCGGCACGTGCGGCCAGTACCTCAAGGTCTGCAACGGCAAGCACGTCAACGCGCGCGTGCTCCCGTGGGCGAGCGAGAACATGGAGGGCTTCAACGGCATCCAGCGCAACGGGGTGAACTACTTCGGCGTCTGCGTTGTGCCGGCCGCGATGTATCAGAACATCATGTGCGGCGTCGCGAACTACGAGACGATGAAGCGGAAGTCGCGCTTCGACCTCGGCAAGATTCGCGGCTGGGACAAGGAAGTGCGGATGGCGGAGGCTCAGGGCTTCACGCTGACGCCAAACTAACTGGAGGACACGATGGGCACCTTGACGCACGCGGAGCTGGTCACGGAGGCGCTGGAGCTGGCCGGCAACACCGGGCTCACTGCGCGTGCGCAGGTGTGGCTCGGGTTGGTCCTTCGGCACCTCAACGAGAAGTTCTCGTTCCCCCAGCTCGCGAACCTGAAGGCGGTCAAGGTCGTGACGGCGGGGACGAGCAGCTTCAGCGTCGGGCGAGACGCGAGCGCAGATGTGCTCGCGTCCGTGCAGGTGAACGGCATCGACCGTATCCTGATGGCGGCGAACGATGAGCTGGACTCGGAGTGGGAAGACCTCATCATCGAGTACATGCCGCGAGTCTCAGGCGTGGCGACCGGGCTCGCAGCCTCGTCGGGGCGTCCACGCGTGGCGATTGTCGAGACGGACAATCAGGCGAACTTCGACGTGACGCTCGCACCGTACCCGGACGAAAGCTATCGGCTGCTCATCATCGCCAACTCGCTGGGGCTGAATCAGGCGACGTACAGCGCCGCAGTCGTGAATCCGTACCCGGATGACCTGACGGTGTTGCAGGGCATCTACGCTCTCGCGCTGAAGCATCAGCAGGACGAGCGAGCGCGCGAGGAGTGGGAGAAGTTCGAGGACATGGCGAAGAAGGACCGCGTGAGGTACGGCAACATGAATCACGCGAATTCGAAGGTGACGCTCGGGGGGCCGCACAAGCGGCGCAACCCTCGCGACCGCGGCCCGGGGTGGATGGGTCCGGTTTAAGGAGACGCCATGCCGGTAGGCTATTCGAAGGTGAAGGATTGGAAGGGCGTCAACCTCACCGACCCTGCGACGGAAATTGGCGATGACGAGCTGGCGTGGGCGCGCAACTGCTGGAGCAAGTCGCGCGGGTACATCACGCCGCGCCCGGTACAGCGCGTCTACGAGAAGCTTCGCAACTCCGGTACTGGGCTGTTCGATGTCGAGACCGCGCTGACCGGGCTCTACTTCCCGAACCCCGATGACCGCGCTTTCGAGGCAGGGCTCTACAACTTCATCGACGCGAAGGGCGCTCACCACGTAATCATGTACGTACCGTTCGTCGACGAACGGTACGTACATGAT